CGGAGAATCTGTTCCCATGTAGAGGGCTTCATATCCGCATACTCGTCCATCACGAGGAACTTCAACGACACACCCCGCATTGTCTCTGGTCTATCAGCAACCTTCAGAGAGATGGTGCATCCATTAATCAATGTCACCTGCAGGTTGTTAATGTGTGACCCTTTAATCACTGGGTGTGCAAGCTCTAACAAAGTCTGCCACATAATGTCACGAGCCTGCCCCTGAGTGGGGGCAACATAGAACACATGACCACGCCCAGTCTGCAATGCATTAATAATCAACATCCATGCAGCGAGTCTTGACTTCCCAGTCCGTCGTCCTGCAGCAACAATCTTAAACCGTGTTGGATCTGCAAAGACATCCTGCTGCCACGGTAACAGTTCTACTTTAAGATCTGTCATAAATTGAATTCGCTTTCAAGTTTATGCGCCGCCATTAAATAATTCTTGATCGCCTGCAAGAAGTTCTTCAATATCGACCAACTCTTCTGCAGGCATTGTGGTTGGGGGGCGAATACGCTGTCCAACAGATATTTTATTTACATCTTTGATATTGTTAGCCATAGCTAATTCATTTACTGTTGTACCAAACTTTTTAGCAATCTTACCTAGCGTGTCACCTTTTTTAACTTGGTAGCCCATTAGTTCGTCTTTAGTACCTAACAGAATTTTACTCTTAACACCTTCTTCAGGCATCACTTGTCCTGCGGCATATCTCAAAGCTCCGTACAAATCTTTTACTTTTCCTGGTTCAATCTTTGAAAAGTCGTAGTTGTCAGTGAGGTAGAGCTTTCCATCTTCTTCAACAATAGTACCACCACCAATTGTAAACGCCGCATCAGCAATAGGACTATCTCTTAACGTACCAAGCAGATCTAAAAAACTACCACGCTTTTTACTGTTCGAGACTAGATCACGAGCAGACAATCCTTCAGCAATCATTGGATAGTCTTCATAGTCAATGTTCATTCTGCCTTCAGACAGCGCATTGATTGCCGCCTGTTTAATTACATCAACTACTTCAGGTCTAAAGTCTTCTGTTGTCTTTTCGTTAACGCCAACAACAGAACTCACTAGCTGTTGTGCAAACTCCGGTATATACGCATTGACTAGCTTACCCATGCATTATCTCCGTAGTAGGAATATTTTTTAACAATGAATTAATGTTACTAGCTGCTTTCTCGCGACGATCCATGTGCGGTACTCCGGGGTTTAGAATCCCTTGAATTCCTGTTCCTTTCCCACCTGAAAACTGACGGATTGCTGGAGTTAATCCCTCTTCCGCTGCTTCACGGAATTTAATAATGTTTCCCGCACCGATGTACTTAGCACCCGGAGCATATTCACCAGTGATAGACTCTGCCATAAAGTCAATCTGGTTATCAATTGAATATGGATCTTTGTCTTCTCTGCTCTCAACATACTCAAGGTATGGCTTCGCAAGTCCTAGTCCACGAGGATCAAACTGAAACAACCCAAAGGCAGGATCTTTACGGCTTCCCTTTTGAAGCTGAGCAGGATCAAAAGACCCACCAGTCTCTACTTCAATGTTAGCCAACATCGCACGTGCTTCAGTATCTGTTAAGTTCTTAGCACGGAGTCTGTTGTAAATATACTGCACTCGTTCTTCAGTCGTCATCGCTGGTATACTCTCCGTCCAGTACGTCATCGTCTCCTGAGGTTCCAGTGATGACTGTTTCCCCACCAACGCCAGAGATAGTAATATTAACAGAAGCACGACCTGCATTGGCTTTATCCTTCTCAAAGTAACTGAGAGGTAACATCCTATCCATTAACAATTTCCATGCAGCAGCTTGATTCTTATGTTCATCATCTAAGGCTGCACTCAATATACTGTCCAGTACCTTCTGAGATCTTGGACTGGCTAACAACCGAGCCTTGAACTCATTGATCGCTGCTGCATCGCCCGGAGGTCTACCTCTGACACCCCTGTTACCAGTCTTCTTTGACTCAACAAGGCCCTTCTTTGGACGACCTCTAGGTCTTGGAGTATTCTCTGTCATTGCAGTACTCTTTCTAAAAACAACAAGAGACCCCTATATACTATAGAGTCTCTATGAATAATAATATTAATAATCATTCTGAGTTACTCTTTAGAGAGTTGCAAGTGTTGATATGAAATGATCGGGTCTCTTGCGTTTCTCTAAAGTATACCTATTGTAGCATACTTTTAAGAAAAAGTCAAGTCTTTTTTGTAAGAATAGTAAAATAAATATTACAGTGCAGATTGTGGAGCCTTTTCTCCAGCGGGTTTCAGCAGTGCTGTACTCTCCGCAGACGCGATTAAGTCTTTGTAAATGATAATCATTCTTAATTGCAAATCATTCTTATTTAGTTTTCTATTTTCACCTTTTTTTGTATCTAGGTAGGTACGTATATTCTTGAGCGGTGCTCCGGTGCCCCCCGGCCTGTGGATAACTGTGGCATATCTGTGGATAAAACTGTGCAAAACTGTGGATAACTATGCAGTTTTCTGTGGATAACAAAGTTGGCACGGTTCTTGCACTGTGGATAACTATGCAATGCGTGTGTATAAGTAGCACCCGTATGGGGATAAAAACTACCCCACCTGTGGATACAATCGATAGACAAACTCTATCGTATCTAACTTATCCACAGACTTACCTACCGAACCAGAGACTCTATTGGTTAACGTCGTTAACCTTGAATGAAAATAAATATCCGTAACCCCTTGTATTACCGGTGCATGAGAGTAATATGTACACATGGATGAACAACACAGAGGAGGTTTCAGCCATGACAACCATCACTAACTTCGACGCATACCTGAACGCAGACGTAGAGTCCACACTACAGACTCAAGAGAAACTCACGTCTCACGTTGAGAACATGAAGAACTTGGTTAACGACGTTAACTTGACCAAGGAAATCATTACCGCATACCTCAAGGCTTTCGAGTCTGCAGTCATTGCAGGCGGGATGAAAAAAGAATCGGTCAAGGTTCTAAAGTCAAACCGGAAGTGCATTCTTGAGTTTGCCATCGGGCTTCGGAAAGGACAAGAAGACAAAGCATTCTGGACCGCGAAAGCTTGCAAAGATATGGCGCTCGGTTTAGCAGACGGTGCACCGGATATCGCTGGATACGCCAAAGCATGTCGTCAAGCGTTACAAGACGAGGCCGAGCCGAAAGTATGGATCCTCGAGGAAAAACTTGCAAAACTAATCGAAAAAGCCCTTGAGGAAGGTTACAGCGGAAAGGATATCGAAAAGGCCTTCAAAGCCTTGACGACCGCAGAGGTAGCGAAAGCTGCCTAATCCGAAGGGGGCGAAAGCCCCCATTTTTTTGTCCAAAATTTCTAAAAGAAAAGCAGATTTGTGACGTTTGGTGATTGACAGACACGCGCGTTTTGTTGTGGTATACTGGTTTCACCAAGTCAGAGAACTGATTTGATTGGTATAAGTTAACGTCGTTAACCTTGGAGGGTTACAAATGGATATTTCAATGAGCATACGGAAAACTTTTGTTGATATGATCTGTAACGAGATCGACTCTGTTGAGACAGTACAGCATAACGCCTATGTGTACACTGGCGAGGAGTATGAGATCAGAGTGCATTCATTTGCTGGTGGTGCGTACTATGCACTACAACGCATGGCAACCTATGAGTCATTACATGGCTTTGATTCATTTGCGAAGAAGTTCTTTCACAATCATTGTGAGAACATCATGAATGCATTGGCAGAGGAGGAAGAATGATGATTAGCAGAGAAATTCAATACATTAACCGAGCTGACTATTCGGTGGGTATTCCTATATGCCAAGGTGAGATTGTCTACTTGTGGGGTGAGGATGAAGAACAAATTTGGGAAAAGTTTTGGCATTGGGCTGATGTTAAAGAAGAAGATGTCAAAGAAGCACGGATCATTGGAGGTGAAGAATGAGTTTCAAAGACGTAAACCCAGTGATCAATGCCTACATGCAGAAGTCAGAGATGCATATGCAAGACGGCATTATGTTTGTTGTGTTGTCAATCAAGACACCATTCCACACCATGTCTAAGCAGATGCAGGACTATCGTAAGTACGGACTGTCCTCCAAGTATGTGTGGGGATTCAAGAAGCAGACGCTTGAGTACCTGCTGGAGAATCGTTCTGATTTGTACAAGCGATTGATGGCGGCATCGAGGCTTGATGTGTCGAAGCGTTACCGTGATCAAATGATGATGGAGATGCTGACGCAAGTACCGGGACTCGGTCTTGTCAAAGCAGGATTTGTGATGCAGATGATGTTTGGTCGTGTTGGTTGTATTGATGTACACAACTCAAGACGCTTCCGCAAGGTGACACCAAAGGATCTGCAGTTCTCACCAACTGCGAAGTTCACTACA